AGTAACCCTCAGTTAGCTAGGTTACATGCTATGATCAGAGAAATTGCACAAGAAATAGGATATACATTTGAGGAAGCCAAATTACAAGTTAAGAGATCATCAGGACTATGCTTTGTAAGAGACAAGCAAGAGTACTGTAAATCTTTTGGTGATTGTGATAAGGATGAATTAAACCTGGCTATTCAATCTTGTGTAGAAATAGGAGACTTTAATGGTATGAATCTAAGATAGTAATTAAACTATCTTTAATGTAGATGCTAATTTTTCTACTTCATCAGCTAAGTCAGGTGAAATATCACCACCTACAATTTTATTAGTTAAAGCTTGTAGTTCAGCACCATCATATTCAACTTCTTTTTCAGTGGCTAAGCCTTGTGCATTAGCTTCATACTTAAAATATTGAACCAAAGCAAATAAAGTATACATCTCTTGTTCCCACTCATCAAGTATGACATCAGATTGTCCTTTACTATGATCATGAGACATTAACTTTTCAAATTTTTGAATAGTTTCTGGTAATCTTAGTTGATCTTCATTTGAAGAAGCAAGTATTTTCTTTGATGTAATTTTTTGTAATGAATCAATAAAAGAAGGATTAACTTCAAGATTTTTTATGGTTTTAGTATAATCATAAACATAAACGGTACGTTTTCTTAAATCTTGATCTGCCATAATAAATAGTTTAGTTAACAAATATATTAATAAAATATGGAAAATATAGAAATAAACATAACAAATCTTAGAGAAAAACTAAATGATAACCTTAAAGAAAGCGGATGGTATAAGATGTTATCACCTTATATTAATGGTTTAAGCTTTGATCATATAGTAAATACTCTAGTAGATAATGTAGATAAAGGTAAAAGGTTTACACCTAGATTTAAAGATATATTCAATGCATTCTATGAGTGTAAATATGATAATCTTAAAGTTGTAGTAGTAGGTCAAGATCCATATCCACAACTAGGTGTTGCTGACGGAATAGCATTTAGCTGTTCAAGAAAGGGTAAAGCGGAAAAGTCTTTACAATATATAAATGATGCTATAAACACAGATCATACTGATTTAAGATGTTGGTCTAATCAGGGTGTATTACTTATTAATACTGCATTTACTTGTGAAGTTAATAAGATTGGTTCACACTATGGTATATGGAAATCTTTTACAGAATATCTATTTGATAATCTTAATAAACATAAACCTAATACTATTTTTATACTAATGGGTAAGAAAGCTGAAGAGTGGCAAATATATATGGGCAACCAAAAAATATTTAAAGTAACTCATCCTGCTTCTGCCGCATATAGAGGTGGACTATGGGATAGCAAAGATGTCTTTAATCTAGTGAATGAAGAACTAATAAAGCAAGGTAAAACTTGCATACAATGGTAAGAATAACTACATTTGTAACTCTAAATAATATACTAAATGGCTAATACCCAACAACTTACACAAAAACTTGAGATAGAAAACTTTAAAGAGAAATTCCTTAAATCTTTTGGTCTTAACGTCTATGTTTATACTGAACAACCTGCTAAACATAGGATTAGTTTAGATGTTTTTCTTAACTGTACAATGATTGCATTAAAGAAATATGAGCCTGAATATAGTTCTTTAAAAGACTTAACTAGTAGAAATAGATATAAGAATTATTTGGTTTATGTACAATCAATGTCTTATATAGCTTTTAAGGAAGGACATACTCAATCTAAAATAGCCAGATCATTAGATAGAACTCATGCTACAGTAATTAATTCAATTAGACAAGTTGAAGATGCATTTGATACTAAAGAATCTATGATGATTAAAGCATTTAATAACATTTTAAAAGAAATAGAAACATATGTGGGAACTATTCCAGAAAATTTTAAGAGAGAAGTTATCTCCAAATCAAAGTCTGATCCTATTTGGAATGAAGCAAGGCATTTCATTGCCTCAAACTTTACAAACAGATAAAGATGCATTACTAAACCTAGGTTATTTAAACTTAGAAGATGGTAGATATACACTTACAGATCAAGCAAAATTGTTTGTTGTGAGGCTTGATAATTACTTTATCAAAGCTAAAAAGAAAACTGATATACAACTGATGGGAGTAAACTTTGTAGATAAAATAAATGACTATAGAGAAATATTTCCTGCTAAGAAGATACCAAGTGGTAAACCTGCTAGAAATAACGTAAAAGCTCTTGGGGAGTCATTTAGATGGTTTTATGAGACTTATGACTATAAGTGGCCTGATGTTATCAAAGCTACTAAGATGTACGTTAATGAGTACAGAGACGCAGACTACATGTATATGCAGACTAGTCAGTACTTTATTTGCAAACAAGATAAGCATAGGGTAAAACACTCTACACTTGCTGATTATTGTGATATGGTTCTAGAAGGTGTTAGTAATGAAGATGAACATTTTAAAGAAAACGTAGTATGAGTAAAACAGCAAACGCTTGGGTGGGGCAATACTCTGCATTTAATGAAGCATTGAAATATATGCTAGCAAGATCTAATGGTGAAGAAAAATCTATATATACACCATGGCCTAAGTTTAATGATGCTGCTACAGATGGTTTAGAATGGAATACTCTAACTGTAATTGGTGGACGACCTGGTTCAGGTAAGACATTGATTAAAGATCAAATCATAAGAGAATCTTTTGCTTTAAATCCTAATGATAACTTTAGAGTATTAGAGTTTCAATTTGAGATGGTAGGTAGAACTTCAGCTATTAGAGAATTTAGTTCATTAACTGGAAAGACATACAAAGAATTATGTAGTGCTGGTTCAGTATTAACTAATGAAACTTTAAATACATGTCACCAATATGCTAAGGAAAGAGTTAAAAACCCAGTAGATATAATTAGTACACCTTTAACTGTAAATCAAATGCGTGAGCAAGTAGATGCTTACATGACATTACATAAAGGTGCAAAAACTATGATAACTTTAGATCACACTATGTTAGTAAAGAGAGCACCCTATCAGAATAACACATTAGATATGATGTTTGAGTTAGGTGAATTCTTTACACAATGTAAAAGAGACTATCCATGTTTGTTTATAGCTTTATCACAGCTAAACAGAAACATAGATAATCCAGACAGAGCTATAGATGGTAAATATGGTAACTACATTCTTGAATCAGATATATTTGGATCAGATGCTATGCTGCAACATGCAGATATGCTTATAGGTATTAACAGACCTGCAAAGCAGAAGATTAGATATTATGGTCCTGATAGATATATGATTGAAAATGATAGAACTCTTGTATTACATTTTCTTAAAGCAAGGAATGGTGATGCTAGGATGAGTTTCTTTAAAGCTGAGTTTGAGAAAATGCAGATTTCAGAGATGGCTACACCTGGTCAACAAGAAAGAAGATAAATAATAAATAATAAAACTATGGGTCTAACACCTGCACAACGTAAAACAAAAGTTGCAAAACTTAAAGAACAGCATGAAGATTACTTTCAAACAGAAGGTAAGAAGAATGCACTATATATTCCTAAGATGGCTTACAGGCCTTCTGGTAAGGATGAGTTACATATCAGTTTTTTTCCTAGTGAACTAGAGAATGAAGTAGATATATATACAGAATTTGTTAGTATAGATTATGATACAGAAGATCCAAAGAGAACGTTATATTTACATAAGTATAACCCACACTGGAAATCAGAGTATGAATTAATTACATCTAACTCAGGTTTTGTAAGACATATGATACCTGCTAGTGAGTTAAAGGTTGTGAATGATGCAGCTACAAAAGCAATATCAAAATTTAGTACCTCTACTATTGGAAAAGAAAAACCAGAAGTATCAACTATATTTGACTTACCTAATCCAGAAGAAACACCATCATCTGCTTTAGTAGATAAGCTAGAAGATATTAATCAAACCTTAATAATTTTAACCAAAGTAATTAATAAATTAATCAAGTAAAAATGGCACAAAGCGTATTAGTAATTGCTGACTCAGGTACTGGAAAGTCTACCTCAATCAGAACATTAAACCCAGATGAGACTTTCATTATAAATATAGCCAACAAACCTTTACCGTTCAAAGGTTGGAAAGGACAGTACAAGCCCATTAGCAAAGACAACCCTAAAGGAAATATAACATCTGCATCGTCAGCAGCAGGTATTATTAAGGCAGTAAAACATGTTGATGAAAAGATGCCACACGTTACAACATTAGTTGTTGATGATTGGCAATATATGAGTTCTTTTGAATATTTTGATAGAGCAAATGAGAAAGGTTATGATAAGTTTACTCAGATAGCAGCTAATCTTGCCATGGTGGCAAAGTTACCTAAAGATCTAAGGGATGACTTAACTATTATCTTCTTAACTCACTCAGAAGATTCAACTGATATAAATGGTAATAGAAAAATCAAAGCAAAAACTATTGGTAAAATGATAGATAATACTTTAACTTTGGAAGGCCTATTTTCAATTGTATTGTTTGGTAAAGTAAATAAAAATGATGATGGTGAACTCACTTATGGTTTTGAAACTCAGAACTCAGGAGAGAACACATGTAAATCACCTATGGGTATGTTTGAGGATAAATTTATCCCTAATGATCTCCAGTATGTGAAGAATTGCATACAAAAATATGAAGAATAATTAATAAATCAATAAAAGAAAAATTATGTTTA